CGTGAGGTCAAACCCTGTCCAAAGATTTTAGAACGTCCAGTGCCGACAGAAACACGAATGGCAACAATCAGTGCAATGGCAGCTTCATTGATTTTAGATGGCAACTATTATGCGGTTTTGGGTGATCCTGAAGATAACGGATTGCCATCGCAGTTTTACCCTGTTGCAGTAGATCGAGTTCACATTAAAGAAGAACGCGGCAGACTCATTTACCGAATCGATGACACGGATTACGCACCTACTGAAATCTTGCACATTAGAAATTTCTGTCTACCTGGTCAGCACTATGGACGTGGCGTTGTAGATATGCAGCGACAAGCCATTGGCAAAGCCATCGCAATCAACGAATACACTGCAAGTTATTTTAATGGTGGTGTCAATCCCACAGCAGTTATCAAATCAGCCAATCCTGATCTAACACAGGAGGAAGCAGATGCGCTGAAATCACAATGGCTGCAAATGTATAGCGGGAGAAATCGCGCACCTGCGGTGCTCAATGCTAGTACCGAATTTGAAGTGTTATCTGGAAACGCACAAGAATCACAGATGGTTGAAACACAAGTGCAAAGCCTTACGGATGCAGCTAATATCTTGGGCTTGCCTTCATATTATCTTGGCGCGCCAAATGCTTCGCGTACTTATAGCAATGTCGAGCAAGAAAACTTACAATTAGTGCGCTGGTCAATACAGCCAATCGCAGAACGCATTGAACAATCATTGTCAGATTTATTAGTGCGTGGACAAGTGGCAAGATTTGATTATGACACCTTATTGCGCACCGACACTAAATCAAGATTTGAGGCATACCAGATTGGTATTGCAAATGGCTTCCTAACGCCAGATGAGGTACGAGATATGGAAAACCGCGACCCAATCAATCCAGTTGATGATGATCCCATTGATATGGATGAGGACTATGTAGAAGGCTCCAGCGAGGAAGATAACATCGATGACACAGAATGAAGAACGCGTCTATCAACTTGATCTATCTGTCCGCGAGGACGGCGAAGGTCGCACCATATATGGGATGGCTGTGCCTTATGATAAGGAACAGCGCATCGATGGGAGCACTACCGAGATATTTCGCAAAGGTGCATTTGCAGATGTAATTAAGGCAGCTCATCGTGTCAAGCTGTTACGAAATCACGATATGAAAAACCCGATTGGCCGAGCGACTTTACTGCGCGAAACCGATGACGGTCTATACGCTGAGTTTAAGATTTCAAAAACACGCGAAGGTGATGATGCCTTGGAACTCATAAAGGATGGAGCTTTAGATCATCTTTCCATTGGCTTCCAACCATTGAAGAATCGCAAGCGCAGTGATGGTGTCATTGAACGAATCAAAGCGCACCTTGCCGAAGTATCACTGGTCACCTTTGGGGCTTATGGAGATATGGCTGCCGTTAGTGGAGTGCGTGAAGAAATAATTGCGCCAACTCCAAAACTTGATAGTGCTAGGGCGATACTGAATGCCTTACAGCGTAGTTGACAACCACCCGGACTGTGACGGGTTTGCAGTCGTAAAAGATTTAGACAATGAACTTTTAGGCTGTCATAAAACAAAGGCGCAAGCACAGGCACAGTTAACTGCAATCAATATCGCCGAATATGGCGACAGGCAACTACCGCCAAACTATCGGCCAGCATCAAGTGAGGATGTGCCGGAAGGTCGCAACTGCGCCAACTGTTTGTATAATGAAGATGGGTACTGCACATTATGGGATGCGAACATTCGAGGAAATTATTACTGCAATCGATGGGCATCCAATCAAAATCGAGCTGATGCGCCTGCACCAAAAAAAGATCAGATAAGCGGCAGCGATAAAAATGAGCCGGGATCTGCGGCAACGCAGACAGGCGGCATCGCAATCAATGCGGCAACCGCGAAGGCTTTACAAACAAAGGCAGATGATCACAATGCTGATATGAACAAACGTGGCAGGCCATCGTGGACGCGCGTGCGAGTAGGAGCTTTGAAAGCGGTTTATCGCAGGGGTGCTGGTGCATATTCGACATCGCATCGTCCCGGCATCGGCAGGGCGCAGTGGGCAATGGCGAGGGTCAACGCTTTTCTATATCTTGCACGCACTGGGTCGCCAAAAAACAAAGCCTATGTCGGTGACAACGATTTACTTAATAGTGGGCATCCTAGATATAGCAAAAAGAAAGAAAACCGCCAGCGCACCTATGAACCAACTGCTGCAATGAAAAACGAAGCCCAACGCGGCTTGGCTTGGCGGCGTGAGTTTGGTCGAGGTGGCACTGCTGTCGGAATCGCTCGGGCGCGCGATATTGCCGGTGGTAAAAGTTTGCCAATCGCAACAGTTTTGAGGATGCGGTCTTTTTTTGCACGTCACGAAGTTGACAAAGAAGCTGAGGGATTTAGACCCGGTGAAGATGGCTATCCGAGCAATGGTCGAATTGCGTGGGCACTATGGGGTGGCGATGCTGGCAAGCGATGGGCAGATGCAATAGCAGCACGTCAAGAAGATCGCATTGAAATAGCGCGAGATATTTTACACCGACTGAAAAATTTATAGTAGGATTTACACGTCAAAGAACACCTTGACGTGGCGCAGTAACACCTTGCATTAGGCAACACCTTGCGCGCCTGAGTCAACACCTTCTTGTCCGATTGCCTAATACAAGGAGGAATAATGGCAAACGCATTTTTAGAATCTTTGCGCGAAAAGCGTGACGCAAAGACTGCACTCATCGCACAAATCGTGGATCGAGCAGCAGAAGAAGTACGCGATATCTCCGAGGTCGAACTCGCAAACGTCGAGGCTTTGAACCTTGAGGTAAAGAAGCTCGATGAAAGAATCGAGCAGATGTCAGACATTGAACTACGCAACGCCAAGGCAGCAGATCTCGCAGCTAAGGTCGATGCAAACAAGCCAGTTGAGAAGCGCGTGGCAGAAGTTAAGGTCGGCAATGAGCCACTTACTTACAGCCAACGTGGAGAAAACAGCTTCCTGGCAGATGCAGTGAAGGATTACTTCAACACCGATAGCGAAGCAAGTGAGCGTATTCGCCGTCACCAGAATGAAATGCGCTATGAATATCGCGCAACTTCAACCGGTGATTTTTCTGGTCTAGTCGTACCACAGTATTTGACAGACCTATACGCGCCAAAACTACGCGCAGGCCGTCCATTTGCCGATGCATCACGCAAGCACGCACTACCAGCACAGGGTATGTCAGTGGTCTTGTCGCTTATTGGCACAGGAACACAGGTAGCTGCACAGACTTCACAGAACACCGCAGCAGTAAGCACAGATCCAGCAGACAGCTCATTGACCATCAACGTCAATACAGTCGCAGGTCAAAACAGCGTAAGCAAGCAAGCCTTACTTCGCGGTTATCAGCTTGAGTCAATAATCTTGCAGGATCTCATTCGTGCATACAACACAAAGGTTGACGACTTGATTATCAATGGAACTGGGTCAAACGGTCAGCCGCTTGGTATTCAAAGTATGACCACCGGCATCTTGGTAACTTACACAGCTACCACAGGTACGGTTGCAGGTCTGTATCCAAAGATTGCAGATGCAATTCAACAGATTCAAAGCAATGTTTTTGCAACACCAAATGCAGTGATTATGCATCCACGCCGTCTAGGATTTCTCCTAGCTGGTCTTGATCAACAAAATCGCCCATTGGTAGTTCCAACTGCATATAACCCAGTCAATGCAATCAGCACTGGTGATGGTTATCCAAACTATGGCAACAACTCAGGATATTCAATTTTGGGTCTGCCAATCATCACAGATGCAAACATTTCAATTACTGGCGGTGCTGGTTCAAACCAAGACACCATTCACGTTGTTGATCTAAATGAGTCACACCTATTCGAGCAGGCAGGTCAGCCAACCTATGTCAGCTTCGAGGAGCCAAACGGCAAGGTTGCACTCAACATCGTGCTTTATGGCTTTTTGGCCTACACCAGCTTGCGTTATCCAAAAGCCTTTGCTCAAATCAACGGCACTGGTTTGGCAACACCGAGCTTCTAGTACGAATGACCATCTGGGCAGCCTTGAAACTGCCCAGTGGTTATACCCACAGATGATCTTTTTTAGGAGCGTGTCAATTATGAAGATGTGGAGCGTCTGCATAAATAAACGCGCTCGATTGTCACCTGTCCCTGACGCAAAGGATCATCTGTGGCTATAACTAACGGTTACACGACCTTAACTAATCAAAAGACTTTCTTGTCAATAACAGATTCATCCGATGACACGTTGCTTTAAAATCTAATCGAAAGCGCGTCGCGTAGCATTGATCGCATTGCCAATCGCCGATTTTATGCCGATGCGGCAGCTTCAGCGCGTACCTACCGCGCCTATTCCAACATTTATACCTTCGTTGATGACATTAGCTCAACCAGCGGATTGATTGTTGAAACTGACGATGATGGCGATGGAACATTTGAAACCACACTGACTATCACCACCGACTTTATTGTCGAACCGATGACCGCTATTACAAAAGGTCGTCCAATAACACAGCTCACCGTTGTCAATACTGCCAAATCATTTCCAATCTTTCCGGGCTTATTTAGTAATGGCCTGCGCCCCGGTGTACAAGTGACTGCAAAATGGGGTTGGCCATCTGTGCCGGATGACATCGAGGTGGCAACACAAATCTTGACAGCAGATCTTTACAAGCGCAAAGACTCACCGGGTGGCGTACTTGGCCTTGGCGATCTTGGCGCAATCCGTATGTCGCCACTAGGCCGTGATGTGACAGCGATGGTGCGCGCCTACAAGCGCGAGGTGGCCGCATAATGGTGCCTTCAACTGTTCGCACAAACCTGAAGACCAGACTGTCAACCATATCTGGCTTGAAAACTTATGACCACATACCTGATTCGGTAAATGTGCCGGCAGCGATAGTAGGTCAACTAGACATAACTTTTGATTCTGCAATGAACCGAGGACTTGACACTGCAAACTGCACAGTCTTGCTTATCGTGGGACGGATGAGCGAAACAGCAGGGCAGGCAAAGCTCGATGGTTACCTTGCAGGTTCAGGATCATCTTCGGTAAAGGCCGCAATCGAAGGCGATGTAACACTAAGCGGTGCAGTAAAAACGCTACGAGTCACGGCGGCAACCGCCGGATCTGTGACCGTGGCGGGCAACGACTACCTAGCGTACCGATACACGCTGGAACTGATGGGCTAACAAAGGAGCAATTATGGCCATCTTTATGGGAAACAATGTTCACGTCAAGGCTGGCGCGACGACAATCACAACGTTTGTTAGCTCAGTTAGCCTAAGCCGTGAAGTCGATGCAGTAGAAATTACTGCAATGACAAACACCGTACAAAACTTATTAGGTGGTATTGAAAGACCATCTGTGAGCCTTGAGGTGTATAACGATTTTGCAGCATCTTCCGTCAATGGCATCTTTGAAGATGCCCTAGGTACAAAATTAGCACTGGAGCTAATCCCAGTGAGCGGTACAGTGTCAGCGACCAATCCACGATATTCAATGTCGGTTTTGGTTTCACAATGGCAGCCAATCAACGGCAC